AACAGTGGCGACTATCCCGTTCAATTCTTCGGCTGCATGTTTCAGGACAACTCGCAACAGGCAAGCGGCAGCTACTCTCATGTGCTGGCTTCGAGCCGCGCCAATGTCGCGTTTCTCGGCTGCAAATTCCTGACGCCAAATTCCGGCGTTGCGACGCCGAAGTACCTTGTGGAAATTACCGGAACGGCCGGGCCGGTCATTTTCAGCGGCTGCACCGTCATGGCTGGCAGCTACACAGTCGCAATTTCTAACAACACTCTCGCCGCGCCGTCAAACGGGGTGGCATCTACCGGATTGCAGATCAATGGTGGGTTTGAAATCAATCAAGAGAAAACGGGAGTCGCAACGTCTACCAACAACGGCTACATCGTTGACGGATGGGTGTTGGGCTTAACGCTTGGCGGCGGCGGTACTGTAAGTGCATCACAACAGTCGAGCCCATTGGTTCCTGGCTTTCCGAATTGGCTTGGGCTTGGGGTGGGGACCGCGCAACCAACGCTGAGCGCAACTGATTGGTTGGCCGTCAGTCAGAGACTTGAGGGCAATCGCGTCGCCAGATTGTCATGGGGTACAGCAGGTGCGCGACCGCTTACTATAGGCTTCTGGACTTGTCATACAGTGGCCGGAACGTATTCCGTTGCTGTGCGCAATCCTTCATTCAATCTAAGTTACGTTGCGTCCTACACGCAGAACGTGGCAAGTGCTCTGGAATACAAAACGATCACAATCCCCGGCGCAACGACCGGGACGTGGAGCAGCGACAATACTCTTTGGGGAAGCGTTGATTTTTGCGTTGCCACCGGGGCGAATTACGTCGCTCCGTCAGCGAATAGTTGGAATAGCGGAAATTTTCTCGGTGTGCCAGGACAGACAAATCTACTCGCAGCCTCGGGGAATGGGTTTCGGCTAACCGGTGTGATTTTTTTGGCTGGCAACGAGGCGCCAAGTGCAGCTATGTCGCCATTTTGCATGCCGACGCCTGATCAGGCGCTGGCGCTCTGCCGCCGCTATTATCAAAAAAGTTTCGAGCCAGGGACAAATCCCGGCACTGCATCAGCCGGAAATATACGATTGTTCTACCAAGATGGTCTGTCTGCCGCCAGCCATGATTGCTATCGAACAATCGAATTGACTCCTGCGATGCGAGCCAACCCAACGGTAACTATGTTCTCTGGTGTTTCTGGTGCGGCGGGCAAAGTATACGACGGCATGGCAGGAGGAGACGTTGCTGCCAGTATTTCTTATTTAGGGCAGGCCGCTTTCACGTTCCATTCCACTACTGCTGGTTCTAGTTCGTACCTCAACATGCAGGCGCATTGGGCCGCCGACGCGAGGCTTTGAGATGGCAGACTATCAACTAACAAGCACCGATGTTGTTATCCGCACTTCGGACGGCGCGTGCATTCCCAACGACCCGGCCAATCGTGATTGGATCGAGTACCAAACATGGCTCGCGGACGGCGGCGTTCCAGATCCCTACGTGCCGCCCGAGCCGGTGGCGCCAGAGCCGCAGCCGGAAAGCACCGTGCTCTATGACCACGAGAACCGGCTGCGCGCGATCGAGGGCGCACCGCCGCTGACGCTCGTGGACTTCATCACGAAGATGGCGAAGCCGCCGCCATGACGCGCGAGAGCCGCAAAGCCTTTGGCAGTCAGTGTCGTGCAGCCGCTTGGGACTTGATCCTGATCGTCGGCTTTGTGCTGTTCCTCGCGGGCGGGATCTGGGCGGTGCATACGCTGGAGGCGATGTACCCATGATGACATCGGTGAAATCGTGGTTTTCGGAAAACCACACGCTCGTCGTCTTTCTCATCGCGCAAGGCATCGCTGTCGGCGCCGCGGTTCTCAGCATGACGGCGTACATGGTGCGGCTGGAAACACGGGTCACGACGCTGGAGGTCCGCGGCTCACCGCATCTTCAGGAGATCAACAATCGCCTGACGGTGCTGGAGGCTCAGACCAGGGACAACAAGGAATCGCTCAACCGCATTGTCGATGTGATGACCAAAAAATTAAACATCAACCCGTAGGAGGATGCACATGAGCATTCTGATCAGCTTCGCCTATCTGTTGCTCTACATCGCAATCGTCATCTTCGTCGCGTTCTGCATCGTGTGGCTGATCCGTGGCTTCATGGGCTGGACGATAGACCCGGAGGTCTACAAGTGGGGCAAGATCATCGTCGGTTTGATCTGCATCATTGCCGTTCTGGTCTGGCTCTCCGGTCTATTCGGCTTCGGCCCAGGTATTCCGCAGCTTCACCTGAACTACCGGTGACTTTGCCGGCCGCGGCAGGCTATGCTCCGCGGCGTTGATTGTTCAAACCCAACCCACCTTCACACACCGCCAACGCAAGGCGGGGTCTTTTTTGACAAGCTCAAACAGAGCCAGGGGTCATGGGGATTTGCTCCAGGGCGGTTTTTGCTACCGCATGGCATAAAGCGGCGCGATAGCCATTATCCTGGATTTCCTTGAGCGCCGCTCGCAGCCGCACGATCTCGACCTCGCGGTTGCCGATAAGCGCGTGCAACAGCGCGTTGGCCTTCATCAGGTCATCGCGTTCGGCCCGCAACCGTTTGAGGTCGATAATGTTGATTGGGGGCGTGTCAGTCATGTCAAGCCCTCTTTCTTGCCGTGGTGCGCCTTGGCGGCGGCGCCCACTTGCTCGGCGGTGTAGCCGGGCGCGATGTCGAGCACGCCGGCTTCGTCCGCGTTCGCCATGCCGCGGCTTTGCAGGAAGCGCCCGCAGTCACCGCAGATGCGGAATATCCGGCCGGCATCGCGCAGCAGCGCGCACGGTTCCGCGACCTCGACGGCGGCCTTGAGCACGTCCGGCAGGTACAGCTCCCACGATTTGTTGCGGTCGAGCGCGGCGATCACCTTGAACTTGAAGCCCTGGTGCAGCGCCAGGGCGGCCCTCGCATCGCCCAAGGCGTCGGCCAGGATCGCGAGCGCGAGCTGCGCCGGGCCGCTGCCGCCATAGCCCCATTCAAAGCCGGTGGGCGAATGATTGGACAGATCGAGCCGCGGATCGAGCAGGCCGCTCTTGACCAGCTCGATCCCATCCGTCTCGATCACGCGCACGACGCAGCCGCCGGGATTGTTCCGGTGTCCGTGGTAGCTTTTCATGCTGCGATCTCATCAGGTTCCGCTTGAGCGCGCCACTTCGCTTCGAACAAGACAAGGTCTAGAGGTTGGTAGTCTTCCACGCGAAACTTCTTCCGCATTCCTGCCCGTGGCACCGGCGCGGTTGTAGGAGCGTACAGATCATCGACAGCGACAAACAAGACCTCGGCTATGCGCTTCGCGCGCAGCCCCTTTAGTGCCGTGCGACCGCTTTCAAGGTTTTTGATGATGTCCCGGCTCTCACCGATCTTCTGACCAAGCTCATCTTGCGACATGGCACGGCTCGTGCGGATTTGTCGGATGCGCCTGCCGATGTCACGGTCTTCTGGTGTCACAGTCATGATTGTTCCACTCCCATTTTGCCTCAGTTGATTTCTCGGGCGCCGCGGAAAGGGCTGCCCATGTCGAAATACTTTCCCCGCTATTCACGGCCGTCCAGGGGTTGCATTGCACAGTTTCAGGGCATGGTATTGCGGTGCCTGCGACAGATTATCCTGGCCACAACCCATAGCGGTGGATCGCCTCGGGACGCCCGACCACTTGTGGAAGACCGCTGCCGATCACATTATTGTGCAGTACTCCAATTGGATATGGTCGCAAAGCAACATATTGCAGCGGTCCATTCGGAGGGTACAGAATACAGGGAGATCGGTTCATGTACGTAAGGCAAGAAGAAAGCGGCGTGGCAAAACCACCATTTGTGCAAGAAGGGCGCCGCCGGCCATTGACGGATCGACAGTTGGAAGTCCTGCGCCTGATCGCTCAGGGCCTCGCCACGGACGAAATTGGCCTGCGGTTGAAGGTCAGCAAGAACACTGTCCGCGGCTATGTTCGCGTGATTCTCCTGAAACTCGGCGCCAAGGATCGCGCCCACGCGGTCGCCATCGCGATGCGCGAGGGACTGCTGCGATGAGCAGCGAGCAAGCGGACACCGCCATCGAGCTGGTCGATAAGATCGCGCCGCTGCTGGCCGGCTATCCGCCGCACGTGCAGAGCGCGGTGCTGGCCGATCTCATGGCGATGTGGCTCGCCGGCCATCAGGATTTTGCGAATCACGAAAGCGATGACGTGAAAAAACTGCGCAAGCAGTTGTTTGGTCTATGGTGCAAGACGGTGCTCGATCTCGTCCCGGTCAACGTCGCGAGGTTGCTGGAGCGGGCGCAGAAGCAATAAGGGTGTCCCGGCGAATTTGCTTGCTGACGTTCTCCAGAATGTCGGGGATCGCCAGCGTGGTGGCGGCGTCGGCCTGACAGGAGAAGCCGTCGCCACGATCGCCGCCCAGGACGATCACCAGCACGCCGCCGCCGGTCTGATCGGTGATGCCGACTTCGGCCCGCACGCGGCTAGTGATGTCATCGTATTTGCCCGGTCCAAATGCCATTGGTCATTCCTCGGTTCATTGCATCGCTCGCGGCTCGACCAAGAACACGGCATTGACCGCCAAGCCACCGGGCTTGCCGTCGATGGTGAATTCCTCGATCCACGTGCGGCCGGGCTCCTTGATGCCGCAGGCACGCAGCACGGCAGCAAATTTGGTGGGGTGCGGCGCCGCGCCCGGTTTATTGTCCACGGACATCGACAGGTGCAGGCACAAGCCCGCCGGCTGTTCCTCGTAGCTGATCGCAAGCCGGTAGCCGATCGGCAACAGGACTTGCTCCGAGATCGGCCGATGGAAATCGCCACGCGGGCCTTTGCGGCGTTCCTCCAGCGTGACGACGCCGGTTGATTGGTCGATCGCGGTGGCGGCGAGCACATCGAACGGGATCACCTTCTTGCGCGCACGCGCCAGCGCGGCCTTGATGGCGTCTTGCTCCTTCACGCCGATGATCAGCACGCTCATAGCTCGGCCATCCATTCGTCGTCGCCAAACAGGACCACCACCGGCCCGACGAGATAATCCGGGCTGGACGGGCGGTCGCCCGCCGGCTGTTTCTTGAACTGCGGTAGCTGGCGCAAGGCAGCGTCCCAGCACAGATGGGCGAGCGCGTTGTAGGGCAGTTGCTTGCGCTTGCCGTCCTCGTCGCAGAACGCCACGCAACGTCGCCACTTGCCGCGATAATTGATCGCGTTGAAATAGGGCACGGCCTCAATGTAGCCGCCGACCGCCTTCTGCAAAGCCGGCAGATCGGGCGGCCCGGCAAAGTCTGTAGCCACCGGGTCGGCGCCGGGCGCAATGACCAGCATGGTGCCTTTCATGGCTGCTCCCCCAAAACCACTATTTGCACTCCGATCGCGGACGCTATCTGAGCCGGCGTGTGCGTTGTCTCCCGCATGGCGCCGGTGACCTCATGCCATTGTCTGTCGTCGCTACAGGATGGCGGCATCAGATGCAGCGCGTCGGTGGTGCTAAAGCGCACGAGCCCCGGCATCCGCTTGGCTTCGAGGAACGCGCGCAGCGCCGGATCACGATGAGCATCCCGAAATCCAGGGTCGCACCATATCTGCACGACCTCGATCTCGGTTCGCGCGCCGGTCGCGTTGTCTACGAGCGTGACGAAATCCGGCATCATGTCGATGCAATAGTGGGCACGATCGGGACGCCGCAGGCTCTCGGTGCCCGGCTCATGCAGGAGCCAGCGGCAGGACCAGAAATGGCATTCACGTGGAAAGGCTGACTGTCGATAGACCGCGCAGCCCTTGCCGACTTTCTGATGCTTGCAACGCTCGTTCGCCGTCTTTGCCAGCGAACGCACCGGCAGCAGCTTGCAGCACAATTGACAATCGCCGCAACGCCGCGGCCCCTTGCGATCAGCGTCGTAGAGCGTGCGCTCTGTCACTTGAATCGCCCCGACTTATCGGCCGTCTTGATTCTGTCGCTTGTGATCTCGCCACGCGCCAGGGCGTCATCGAGGGCTTTGGCTTCTATGGGAATGAACAGGTTTACGGAATCGATATGTTGAAGCAGCATTTTAGTTTGCAGGCTTACGATGTCTGTTGGGGTGCCCGCCGACAACTGAAAGCCGGCAATCCCCCTCGCGACGAGAACGGCGAGAACGATGCCGACAACGTCAGGATCGCCACCTTGCAATATCGGAGCAATACGATCGAGCAGCGCGTTCGCCGCAGCTATTTCGTCTTCCATGCCAATCTCGGTCATCGGGGACACCTCCAAATGGATAGTATCCCAGGGGGCGGCGCCGGGCCAAGGGGGCGAAAGCCCCCCCTGTTTTGGCCCCGACTTTCCACCCCCCGAAAAAGGGCCTGGGAAGGGCCGTGGGTGGGCGATGTCCGGGGCGCCCCTCCGGTGGCCGGGCACGCCGGGGAGCCTCTGGGCGCCCTCCTGGCGCCAAATTCCCGGCCCTTCCTTCTCCCTACCTTCTCCCTTCCTTCTCCCTACCCAAAAAGGGGGTCGAAAGTCCCCCCGATTTTGGGACGGACTTTCGACCCCTGGACGTTAGACAGTCCCGGAAATACCCCAACGGCCTCAATGGGCCACCGGGAGCCTGTTAGACAGGTAAGCCATTGATTTTGCACTGAACTCTGAATTCGGCACGGGCTCGGAGGGCAGGAAGCGGCTCCATAGATTTCAATGGCTTACACCCAGGTTAGACAGTCGGGGCGCTCGACGTTAGACACCACCCGATGCCGATTCGTTCTCCAGCTTGCGGGTGGCGGCTTGCGCCAGCAGCGTCTTGCTCGCGGCCGCGGTGTAGCGGGCAACCTCCCGCAGCGTCGTGTGCCCACTGATCGAGGCGATCTCCTTTTCGGTGCAGCCGGCCTCGGCCAGCCGGCGGCACGTCGCCTTGCGCAGCCCATGCGCGGCGAGCGCGGGAATGCCCGCCTCATTGCAAACCGTTCGGAACCAGTGCCCGAAGCCATCGACCGAAAACGGCTTGCCCTCCCCCGTGGTCAGGAACGTCAGGTGATCGCGCGGCGTGGCATCGATCGCCGCCCGCAGCTCGGGGCGAATCGGGATCACGACCTCGGCGCCGGTCTTGCCTTGCTTGACGTGCAAGGCGCTGCCGCGCACATGCTGCCGGCCCATCCGCACCACGTCGCTGCGCCGCTGCCCGGTGTTCAGCAGCAGCTCGAAGGCCAGCCGCGCGCGGGTGCCGCTGGCGTGATGCGCGCGGAACCGGGCAATCTGGCCCTCGTCCCATTCCTTGAAACCGTCGCTCTTGGGCGTCTTGACCTTGATGGCGAGGGTCGGATCATCGGAACGCATCCCGATCGCGACGGCAAATCCCATCAGGGCACGAATGCCTTTGAGCCAGTTCCGGCGGGCGTGCGGCTTCTCGATCTTCGCAAGCAGCACGCGGACGACCTCGCTGTTGATCTGGGCCGCACGGTGCTCGCCATACTGCTCGCGCAACCGCTCCAGCACGGCGCGGCGCGTGCGGCGGGTGTTGTCGGCAATCTCATGCTTGAACTCGGCGCTGTTGTAGTAGGCGGCCACCAGGGCGGCGATGGTGCCCGGCCCGCTGCGGCTGGCACCGATCTCGGCCGGCGCGCTGCCGGCGTGCGCCGCCGCATAGGCTGACATGAATTCCGCGCTGCCGGGGAGGCCGGGCAAGGGCACACGCCGGCCGTTACGGCGATAGTAGTGCCGGGGCTTGCCGCGCACGTCGCGGTAGGCTTGCACGAATTGCAGCTTGATCTTGCTCATCTTGCTCCTTTGCGAGCGGCATCCAAAAGCTCGTTCTTCTCGTCTTGGGCCGCATCCTTGGTCATCACCACGACCATCCTGCCGTCCGGGGCGATCTCGACCCTGGCAACCTCAGATCCGGCCGCTTTGGCCGCTTTGAGCGCCTTGGTCAGGTCGCTTTGCCGGAACGCGCTTCGACGCATAACATTGTGGCTCCGCTTTTGACAAGGCCAGCTTATCTGGCGTCCCCAGAGGCTTTATTGATCTCTGCCGCGTCCAAGCGGCACACCGCCCACCGTGATGATCGGTACGGACGGAATGACTTGTTGCGCCAGATGCAGCGCAGCCATCTCCACCTTCAGCGTGTCGAGGATCGCACGCGCCACGCTGATGTGCAGGCGGGCTTCGGACGATGAGATTTTCTTTTCATCAATCTGTTTCCAGATGTCCAACAGCTTCGCGCGGATGTCCGCCGTGTCTTTAACAACCGTCGCAGGAACTTTCATGTTTCCTGATCCTCCCAAAAAGCCGCCTAATCAACATTTCTGTCCTCTCGATTTGCTGCTCCGCTGCCGCAATCTCCTTGCGCTCGCGCCGCCGTTCCGCGCCGGTTGCCACCGCCTGCGCGCTCAGTACCGGGCGGCAATCAGTGCATCGTACATCGTCGCGATCGGAGACGGCTGCGCCACACCCAAGGCAACGATTGTTCGGCGCCATTCCTGGCAACTTGGTTTCAGAGTGAATTCTTTTCATTGGTTCAACCGTATCGCCCCTTCTGCCACCAACTCATCGAGGCACGCATCAAGCAACGGGCGGTCATCGCAATAAAGCGAACGCGCCATGTTATCTACCGACCAGACATAGGGCGCGCTGCCTCTCATCAGCATGAGAATCGATCGCTTCAGATACTCTCGCGTGTAGGGAATGCTGATGTGTCTGGCCTGCATCTGCGCACGAAGCACGGCATCAGCCGCGACTTTGCGTGCGTCAAGCGACGCAAGCTCTGCGCCTGTGTACTGCGTTTCCGGTTTCGTCACTGGCGGCTCGTACACCGGCGTTATCCGGCTTTCCATCTGCTCCTGCTCGTATTGCTGAAGCCGCTGCGCCGCCCGTACTCGCTGCTTCTCGATCAAGAGCGTCTTGCGGTTGCGCTCCGCGGCCTTCTCGGTCTTCTCATGGTCAAGCTTCCATTGCGGGACATGGTGCCGCTTAACGGTCTTGCCAATCTTGTTTTTGTGCGGAGCGGCGGCATCCCATTCCGCGTCGGTTAACAATTCGCGCAGCTTGCGCGTGCGTGCAGCCTTCTCAAATTCGATGCGCTCGCGCTCCAACTCAGCGTCAGCAATTGCCTTGTATTGCGCACGCACCGCTCGCAATTCCCGTCTGGCCTCCGTGGCCGCCTGCCGCGCCGCCATCTGCTCCACTGTTGGTCCGACACGCGGTCTTCTACCAACCCTGCGTTCGATGTTAGGAGAAAGTGCATAGGGCAGGCACCAGAATTCCAATTCCTCGACCAGTACGGTGTTTGTGTTTGGTAGGTCGCCATTGGCAATGCCGCGGCGCTTTACTTGCTCAAGAAATTCAAAATCGTCGGCGTCAAGCTCGCGTGTGTAGAACCCGCTGACCGCGAGATTGTGCAGATGCTTCGAAAATGATTTCCGGTAAATGAAATGATTAGTGTGGTACACCTTTCATGCTCCGTGATCCTCACCATTGCCGCGCTTGCTGTCCAGCCGTTCCTGCAGCGCGCGAATACTCTCGATGACGGAGGTAGCCTTGCCGCAAAACTGCTCGACATGCTCGCCGGCAACGCGGCTGTGCTCGCGCACGGCGCCGGCAAGCTCGCGTAGATTCTCAGCGATCTTGGCGGCGGCTTCTTCGAGGCACCTTGCGGCATCCTCAATCTCGGTTGCGGCGGCGCCGCCAATGCGATCAACAGCTTTTATCGTTATGTTCGCGAGCTTGATCGGATCGTGGACAGGCGGCAGCTCGTCCAGCAGCTCGACCGGCAACACGCGCTTCGACGCCGGCAATCCGTATTCGTCAGGTCCGTTCATGGTCGTCCTCCCGTGGGTCGATTGCAGCGCCAATATCGCCAGCCGTTCGCTTTGCTGTACCAAGTGCGTCCTTTGACGCCGCACACCGGATCGCTGCTTGATTGACGTGCTTGTTGATTTCGTGAATCGCGCGCAGGTAGCTCACGCGATGGCGCGTCATGTACTGGTCGGAGGTCATCAGCTCCCCGTCGATCAGGTAGCGGAGCATCCTCATCGTCCCTGTGCAGCGGCGGCAGGCGATCTCCCTTGCCGTCGGTGGCCGGCGCCTGCAGCTCGGGCACAGCGGCCCGCAGCAGCACCGGCGACGGCCGGGTGAAATAAACCAGCAGCAAGGCCGCGGTCACGCCGATCGCCACGGCCAGCAGCTTCATGGTGACCCACCCGGCGATACGTGTTTGGCGCACGCCGGGTGGGGCACGCGGGAGGCGAGCCTTTCTGTCGGACGGTCAAAGTCAGGTACGACATTAACCATCTCAGTTGTTGCCGGTGGTCGCTCGCGACCGGGCTCCCGGCTTGACCCGGCCAAACGCGCGACCGGAAAGCACAACGAGTCGAAGCTGCCGCGCCGAAAGCAGAGCAGGCAAACGAATTCGGTGTTCGCGAAATCGCTCAATCAATCCTCCGGTCGCTTGTCGGGCGGCCAGGGGCCGGCGTCGAGTTGCTGTTTGATGATCTCGCCTTCCTGCGCCATCGCTTCCTCGCGCAGCATTTCCATGATCGCCCTGGCCGGCAGATGCGGCGAGGCGCGCAGCACAAGCTCGGCCAGTTCCTCTCCGAATTGCTCGGGCGTCACCATGCCTGATCCTCCACCGGCTTGATCAGCCTCCATTGCCCATTGATCAGATCAGCCTCGTAAAATCGTTTGAGCGCGTCACCGAATTGCGCGCGCTGCCGTGGCGTCGGCGTAACGCGGGGTTGCCAGTGCCGTTTTCCCTCGGCATAGACCAGCCACGGCAAACTGTTCTTGCCTTGGGTGCCAACCGGTCGTTGAACTTTCACGATCATTTCGGTTGCTCCGTGGTGGGGAATGTCGGCAGCGGGTTGCCGTCGAAGCCGGCCATCCACGCGATCTGTTCCTTCATCCTGGCGGTGTCGCGGAATTCTCCCGGCATCGCCTTTTTCGCGCCGTTCTGCGCACGCCACTCGACACCGCGCTTGTGGGCGGCCACAATGGCGTCGTCACCCCCAGCCGGCGCAGGGTCACCAGCGGCAGGAGCTTTCGCCGCCTCACCGCCAGTGCCCTGCGCCTCCCCCTCCGTAGCCTTCGGCTCATCAGGTTTGGCCGGCTCCGCTTTGGGCTCATCGGCCTTGGGCGGCTCCAGCGGCGGGAAGGTTTCGTCAGCCGTCGCCATGCCGTCCGCGATGCTTTTCGCCATCGCGATGACTTGCGCGACATCGTGCGCCAACCAGTCCTTGCTGGCGCGGCCGATGACGCGCTCGACGCGCCTGACATCGACCGGCAGACGACCAAGGCCATCAAGAATGCCCTGGCGATATTTGGGCAAGTCCTTGCCGATCTTATCGACCAGCGAGTTGCGCGCTTCCTCGAATGCAAAGTCCGCGAATGTTTGCAACGCGTTCACGATGCAGTTGCGGATCGCTTTGCTCTGGCCGATTTGATAGGCGATGTCCAAGCGCCGGTCGGCATCCTTGGTTTTCAGCGAGCTTTGCGATTTGCGTTGACGATAGGCGCGCTCCATAGAGAAGCCGGTTTCGATGTCGGTGAACCGGGCATAGAAAATCCAGGCATCGCCTACGTCCAGCTCGCGCACCTCGTTCACGTTGTTGCCGTACACGCGCGCAATGTCATTTGCGAGTTTGATTGAAGGCCCTTCAATCCAATCCGTGCCGCCGCCATCCTTCTTGACCGGGAAGCGATAGAACCAATCGGTGCCGGCCCTGGCGGCGAGCGCGGTGAGCTTGCCGAAGATTTTGCCCTCGTCGCGATACACGGCCACCTGCTGCGCGCCGATGATGCGATCGGCAAGCCCGGTGGTCGCGCGCACAAGCGCATGACCATGCGGTTGCTGTGGCTGGCCGCCGGCATTGGCGAACTCGGACAGCTCGCGGCGGCGATCCTCGATCTCGTTCATCATGCATCCTCCTGGGTAAGCCCGATGCAGGCTTGCACCGCGCGGAACATATTGTCGGCCTCACGGCGCAGCTCGACCTCCTTGCGATTGATCGGCCCGTAGTGCTGGCGCAGATTGCGCAGCACCAGGGCGCAGCTCTCGACCGCGAATGCCGGCGCCCGCTTGGACAAGTCCTGAAATGTGAAACCGGCGCCGCTGCCGTAGCAGTCCCAATCAGACTCGGAGCACGACACGCCTTCGGCAAACACCGTGCCGAAGCCGGCCACGGTTTCCTCGCGCTCGAATTCCTCCATCAGCGGATCGAAGCACGGATGGCAGACGTGCGCGTTGTAGCTGGTCTGGAACAAGCCGGCCTCGCATGTATCGCTCGACGTGTTGGACGCCGATTGATCGCGGCCCTCACAGTGCCGCCCGCTGCTCTCGCGCATACCGAGCCCGAGCAGCAGCACGTACAGGTGGCGCAGCGTGTCGATGCCGGGCCGCTCATTGCTCATGTCGAGCGCGGCGAAATCGGAATTGAACCACGACAGCGCATCAAGCTCGTCATCGTGGGTATTGGCGCACGACATGCCGATCACCGCCGGATGCCGGGCTTCCAGCCTTATGCAGCTTTGCGCGAAGGCGAGCGCCATGCCCATGATGTAGCCGGCCGGCGCCGTGCCGCGGTCCTGCCACTCATAGCTGGCGATGGCCGACGCGCTGGCGATCCACATGACCGCGGCGGCATCGCTCGCCGGCAGGGACGGCAGCACGGGCGGTGCCTCGGACTCGAGCGCATCCCAGGTCGTTTGATTGACGATGCCGGTGACGGCAAGCCCACGCGTGCGCTGGAACTCGCGCACTTCCTCCTGGGTGATCGGCCCGAAGTCACCGTCGAAGCCGTGCGGCAGCAGCGTTTGAAGATAAGAAACCGCTGGGCCGCTCTCGCCTATGATCAGGGTCGGTCGCGGCGGGAGAATGTCATTGGGCATGGGCGTCCTCCGGGTGGGGTGCGTCATCAGGTGCGTCATGGCGCTCGCCGTCCTTCAACTGCCGGCGCGCACGCCTAACTGTCGGTTCCGACACGCTAATTTCGGCGGCGATGGCCCGGTTGGATTTCTCTGGGTGAGCCGCGACCGCCGCGGCGGCGCGTTCCAGGGCGCTCGCCTTGGTCAGTGGATCGGCATTGGCCCACGGGTGATCGCTGACGTAGGGCACGCCGCAGCCGCAGGGACACTTCGCCGTGGTGCCGCAGCTCGTGCAGCGCAGCAGAGCGCCCCGATGCACCATCCGGCCGATCAGCTCATCGACCCGATCGCGTGCCAGCGGGACATGCCGGCGGGCAAAGTCGGCCCACGGCTCCGCGGGATTGGTCGTCTCATGGAATTCGCGCAGGCGCGCAAGGCCCAAAGCGGCAAGCACCGGGCGGCCACCCGCCTCGGCCTGGGTGATCTGCTCGATCATGCCGGCGATCGACAGCGGCTCATCGCTGGCGGCTGGCACCGGTCGCGGCTCCGGGAAGGTGGCACGGTGCGCAATCCGCGTGATCTGATCGCTGGCGCGATGCACGATGGCTTCGCCCTCCGCGATGTTTTTGCGAGCGGTGGTGATCTCGTCGTCCATTGTCACGGTCACCCAAGAACCAACGGCGTCAGCGGCTCTTTGCATTCGCCCTCGGGGTTCTGGTCCATCAACTGCGCGATAGCGTGCACGAGCTGATAGATACGATCGACCTTGAAGCGCAGATCGCCGCTATCTTTCAGCAACTCGCCGATATGATGCCGATCCCATTTGGTCGAGTTGCGGATGTTGATGGCGCGGCTGCGCGGCGACTCGCGATGGAGCCAACGATTGAGATCGGTGAACTTCCACACCGCAACTTGTAGCGTGGCGAAGTCGTAAGCGCCGATGGTTTCGCCTTCGACGATTGGCCACATCCGCTTGCCAAACATGATGACTTCGCTCTCGTCGGGTGGCAGTGATGCCATGGCCTTTACGGCTCGTTGCGCAATAGTCGCCGCCCTATGATCGGCCGTTCGCTTGCGTTGTGCGTCCTCCAGTATTTTCTCAATTTGATCCGGCTGGGCGAACAGGGCTTCCTTATGCTCAATCATCAGAGGCAGAAGATGATCGCGGATGTGCTCGCGCGTCTTTTTGTCGGTCAGATCGAGCCGCGCGCAATAGCGACCGCGAGCCGTTGGAAACAGGATTCGCAGATTGGCATCGCGGATTTCGGTCTCGGTCGGGATCATTATTCCCGCATCGAGTGCTGTCAGGATCAATTGCCAGATTTGTGCAAAATCGCGCCTGGGTTTGAGTTTTGACAGGGCCGTTCGCGTGTTCTTGTTCAGAAAGATTGCGAAGACTTCCGCAGCGCGCGGAACACCGTACAAGCGATTGCGCCTATCGACATCCTCGTTTTGAGTTCCGACTGATTTTGTTGCCTCGGGCGGCGTTGACGATTTCGAATTTTCCGATGAAACAACGGCAATTGCCGACTGTTCTGGAATTTGTTCCGTAACAACTGTCGGTTTCACATGATGTGAAACCGACATCAAGTCCTCGATCGCCTCCCAAATCGTTCGCGGCGAGATCAGGTTCGTCGTCCGCACAAACTTGGTGGCGAATGCGTCGTGCTTGCCAATCTTGATCAGTGCTGCACGTTCATTGTATTCGATTTCCCGATAAGAGGATGTATGGAGCCAGTCACTGAAATCCTGATCGCTTGGATACTTTTGCCGCGCGGCAAACAGCCCCCGCGCCATCGGCATGATGCGGGCGCGCGCATTTTTCAAATCCTTGTTGTAGAGGTCTACGGCGGCCTCGCCATCGCGGATCAGCCGCTCATCGTCAAGATTGCTGACAGTTGCTTCGGTTAACATCGGGTTCTCCTAGAAAAAAGGCCGGGGCATTCGCGCCCCGGCAAATCGACTCTACGCAACGGCCGGCTGCTCGCCCGACACTTCGCCCGGATAACTCGGGTCCGGGAGACTCTTTTTGATTCCGGCAAGCAGTTGATTGCGCTTGATGGCCTTTACCCCACTGGCGGTCATGCGCATGACTGAGAGCACAACACCGATCTCCTTGTTGGTACTGAGTCGATCCTTGGTATCCGTCTTTTTGCGGGCATTGGTGATCGTCTCGCCAGCGACGAAAAACGGATCATTCTCGCCGACTTGGCTATAGTTGCCTTGATTAAACAAAGCGAGCTTTTCACGCACGCGCATTTCCGGCCAGTGATGGGTCAACATGAGATAGCCGATCACGCTCGCGACGGTTTCCTTGAGCACCGGATTTACAATATTCGTGGCGCTGGCCCTGGCGATTTCGACCGCCAAGTCGAGAGTGTTGCTGTTCTTGTCGATGGCGTCCGCCATCTCGGTCAACGACAGCAGCGGCTTGACGGTCTGGTCGCCCGCCTTGATGAGATACGCTGTCGCTTGACGCAGAACCGTTTCCTTGAGCGCGGCCTGCTGTACGCCACTGAGTTTGGCGGCATCGTAGCCGTGGCGCTTTCTGCCGTCATCGATGGTGGTGATCGCGTCTTTCTGAACGCCGAACACAATGCCAGTTTCCCAAGTAAATCCAGCAATTGCCCCGGCGGCAAGGCGATGCCCAGCGTCGGCCAGCTCGCCTGAATCATAGAAGCCGGGCAACTCGTTGTTCCATCGCCATTGTCCGGCTTTCATCCGCCGGGCAAGCTCCCGAACCCAGCTTGGATTGGTATCTCGGTTGTGTGGATTGTGCCGGGAATGTAGGGTTGCCATTACGGCAGGCGTCAACACATATTGCACGACACGGCGCTTGCCTTCTTTTGCCGCTGCCAAAATCTCGCTGACGGTCTTCACATCGTCGGGATTCGTAGTGGCAGCAGCGGCCGCGATCTCACTCCGCAACTCTGCGAGCTGGTTCGCGGCCGTTGGCATTTTGAGGATTTTATTATCATCGGTCATCTATTTATCTCCTTTCAGCCGGATGCCGTCCGGTACGGTTTCTGGGCATGAGGCCCCGACTAAGCGTCCGAAGACGCCAAGTCGGCGCATCACGTCGCATTGATAGCTGCTCTGGCGAGCTGTAAGGCGTAAACCCATGTCAGAACGCCGGGGAATTTTCTGATGATCGCCTTTGCGCCGGCAATTTCACGTTCGTTAAATCCAAGCTTCACCGCCGCATCGCTTTCCTTTGCGGTGACCGGGCCGCTCGCGGCGGCTGGATCGGGCTTCTTTTGCACAACGATGAAACCGTCGCGCTCAAGCAAATCTTGTGTCTTCTGATCGACAATGCTCATTCATGCCTCCAGCACACGGAGAACGCGGAAGCTCGACGGCTCGACCACATGCCCTTTGCGATTTTGCAGCTTCCACGACAGCAGGCGCCCATCGGCCAGCCGGCCGAAGGTGGCGGCGCCGAGCTTGCCGGTCAGCTCGGCCTTTAGCGCCGTCTCGTTTTTCTCCAGCCGTTTGATCGCAGCTTTCGTCTCCGTCAGCTCATCGACCGCGACAAGCGCGCGGTTATCACCGCGCAGATCGACCTCGCTGCCGTCATCAGTTGGGAATAGTTGTTTGATCAGCGCCGTGTCGCGCTGCGGCTCGAACGGAGGCATGATTCCGGGATCGAGGTAGTTGCGATGGAATGCGAGAACATCGCCACAGATAGTATCCTCAATATCCTGACTGTATTCGACATCGAACAAGCGGAACGTCCAGTCGAACTCGCCGTTTATGAGCACCGCGAGCACCGCCCACTTGCAGCGATCAGCGTTGAGCATGCGCTCGGTGATAGTCTGCAAGCGGAAATGCACCGGCGGCGTTGCCGGCCCGTCGATCGTGCTGTCGGGATCGTGCAGCCACTTCTGCCGAAATATGGAACGGCTCACGACTTTCGCCTGCACCAGGCCGAACCCGTCACGGTCGGGCGCCTCGGCATAGCCGTCCGGCGTGCAGGCGATTCGTCGCTCGCGGTCGATGACGTGGACGCGCGCGCGCACCACCCGCCATTCGGGCCGTTCGTCCGCAAGTGCCTGAAACACGGCACTTTCGCCCCATCTGCCGCGGCGCAGCACGCCGTTGTCGATGAGTGGCGGGCGCAATCCCTTCTTTTCCGCGAAAAGCTCCGCGAGCGATCCGTAGGCGGCGACACCGCACACCGTTGCGACCTCGCTGGCGCCGATGAATTGGCGGCGTGCAGCCAGCCAATCGTAGTTCTGCGTAATCTCGATTCGCTCGACCACGGCGGCACCGATTTTTGATTATCCGATCGACGCGGACTATTTGCGTTCAAAAATATTTCGTCAAGACGAGCGCGCCGACGACGATCGAAAATGGGTAATCATTGCCCAAAAACCGAAAACTACCCGAGTAGGGAAATGTTGGAGGATCAAACACAAGCAGCGTTCAAATGGGTATAGTTTACACCACGACTTTTATTTCAAAGCGATTTGAACGGTTCAAGCCGTGCTCTTGACGGGCGCGAGCGATAAGCAGCAGGGTCGCAAACTCATTTGAACCGGAGGAATCCCATGACGGCAGGCAACGGCTATGACGGCGAGGAATTACATGCGTTCCTAAAATCGATCGCCACGCAGCACGACGAACTCGACAAGCTCAAGGCTGCCCACATGGCCAAATGCAAAGGCCCGCGCGGCAAGATCAAGAGCACGATGAAGTCGGTGCGCGAGTCCGAAATCAACGTCAACGCATTCCGCGTCGAGCTGAAAAAGTTTCTGGACGATCGCAAGCATCAGAAGCGGGTGGAAGCGCTAGAGCCCGACGATGCGGAGGCGCACGAGATGATCCGCCAAGCGCTCGGTCCCTACGCCGACACGCCGCTCGGGCAGGCCGCAGTCAAGCGCGGGCGGTCGAAGGGTGGCGAGGCGCAGGACAGCGTTGCGGGGTGACAATGCCGATCTGTCCGCGTTGCCATCAGCCGATCAGGGATGAGCGCTGCGGCGTCTACTTGCCGCCGCGCAAGTCACGCATCATCGGTGTTCTGGAGAAAGCGGGTGAAGACGGCATCAGCATCGACAAGTTCATTGCTGCCGTCTGGGACGAGCCGCGCTCACAGAACACGGTGAAATCCCACATCACCCAGCTCAACCGTCTACTCGCTTCAACAGACTACGAAGTGCGGTTCGATCGAGAGGCGCGGCGCATCTATCTGACCCGCGAGCGAAAGAAGGTCGCATGATGAGCAAGCTGGCGTGCCGTTATGCCGACAAGAAACGGCGCCGCGCGCTGCGTGAACGGCAGCTCGGCAAGAAGCAAAGGGCGATGCCGGCAAAGCTTTACGGCGTGATTTATGCCGATCCGCCCTGGCGCTTCGAGCCCTACAGCCGCGACACCGGCATGGATCGTGCCGCCGACAACCACTATCCGACGATGGATCTGAACTCGATCATGGCGCTGCAGGTGCCGGCGGCGCCGGATTGCATCCTGTTTTTATGGGCGACGGTGCCAATGCTGCTGCAAGCACTCGCGGTGATGAGCGCCTGGGGCTTCAAGTACAAGACGCACTTTGTTTGGATGAAGGACAAGACCGGGACCGGCTATTGGAACCGGAACAATCACGAAATTCTGCTGCTCGGAACGCGCGGCGGCGTGCCGGCACCGGCAAGCGACAATTACCCGTCCGCCATGCAGGCGAAGCGCACAAAGCACAGTGCCAAGCCGCCGATGTTCCGCGAGCTGATCGAGCAGACATTTCCGACGCTGCCGCGCATCGAGCTGTTCGCGCGCGAGCGGCACGCCGGATGGGACGCATGGGGGAATGAGGTCGAGGACTGCGGCAAGAGGGCGGTGGCATGAGTGGCGAGCGCGATCTATTCGGATACCCGCACTATGACGGTAATCCACCGTCGCAGCGACACAGCGACACCTCGCGCGCGGCGGCTGACAGCATCCGAAAGCGCGTCGGTCCGCTGCATGTCGAGATCATAGAGTTTCTAGCGGGGTGCGCGGGCGCAACCGATGAGGAAATGCAAGGCGGGATTCCCATGCCTGCAAACACGCAACGTCCGCGGCGTGTGGAGCTGACGCAGATGGGCCGTGTCATCGACAGTGGCCGCCGACGCGCCACAAAATCAAGGCGGCAAGCGGTCATATGGGCGCTCGGGCCGGCTCATTCGAAGGACGAGCCATGATCGTGCTCGCGCTCGACCTTGCCACCGAAACCGGGTGGGCGCTCGGCAGACCCGGCGATGAGCCGCGCTCGGGCACGATGCGATTCGCCGCCAAGGGTGCCTCGCACGGCGCGATCTTGGGCCACGCGCTGGAAATGTTGACCACTTTCATGAAGGACAACCCCGTCGATCACTTGGTCATCGAGCAGGAGGTCCGCAAGCGTCAGAGTTGGAAAAGCTCGATCGCGGCCGACACCCTTCTGATAAAACTGATCGGCATCGCGGAGGCGGTGACGTTCAATGCCGGCGTCTACAGGCCGGCGTTTGCGCCGGTGAATACGGTGCGCAAGTTTTTCCTGGGCGACGGTAGCCTGGATCGTGACACCGCCAAGCACCGCACCGTGCAGCGATGCGAAGCGCTCGGCTGGGCGCCGGCAGACGACAACGCGGCCGACGCGCTCGCAATCTGGGCGTGGCGCTGCTCGATCATCGACCCGACTTTCGGCACCACGCTGTCACCGCTGTTCGGCAAGCGGAGGATCGCTGCAGCATGATCTTGGTTTGGATGGAGAGAAGGAGGGCGATGAGCAGAGACACACCGTCTGAGAGAAAGAATAGGACTTAAAATGAGTTTCCTGCCCTGCTGATCCGTCCACAACACTCAGTAAGCAGGAAGGCCCGCCGGGGGAAATTGTCGAGGCATCGAACCCTTGGCGGGCCACTTTAGACAGAGCAAAGGATCGGCATGACCTTAGCCAAACAGCTTGAAAAGTGTGAAGGCGGCTGCGAACAGGGCGGCGCCGGTGCCCATACCGGTCGTCACCGCCAGCCAAGGCGCGAATCTGATCTCCTGCCGCTTGCGGTCGCGGTCAGCAAAAATACGATCAATGTCGGCAAGCATCTGATCGATACGCACGAAGCGCTCGCGCACGGTCAAGCCGTCCATCTCCGGGTGTTCTGTCATAGCGAATCCTTTCGACCCGCCATCCTAGCCTTGATAAGCCCGGCTTACAACCGGGGGCGGAGGGCAGCCGTATGGACGAGCTGATTGTGCCAACACCGGCGCCGCGGCTGCGCAGCTCATTGCGCCCTCACAACATGCGCGTCAAGCTGACTGCTGCCCAATTCAACCGCCTGCTGAGAGCGGCCGACAAGCGCGGAACGCAACCGCGCGAGCTGATCGAGCGAATCGCTCACACCGTACTGAACCACAGCCTCATCGATGCTGTGCTCGATGACGGCATCTGAATTTTTTTTGTGCTGGAAAATCTATGTCGGATGCCGCACATCCTATTCTTGTGCTCCGCGCGCGCGCCGAAGCGCGGGCAATGCTTTATGGCTTTGGCGAATTCAGTGACATCGAACAGGCGACCGAGCCGCTGCGCCTCTATGCGGTGCGCGCCGGCATCCTCGACATGCTCGGCCGCGAGGCCGTCGAGATCATCATCCTCGATCCGTTCAGGAGGTTTGAATGAGCACGGATCGTTTCAGCGAAGGCTTTGCGTCCTGGCGCATGGTGCTCGCCAGCCTACCGAATGACGACATCGAAACGCGCAGCACGATCTTCGACAACGCGTGCAAAGATGTTGCCGGCTACGTCGCCAAAGGGCTCGATCGCGCGCATGCGGTCGATGAGCTGCGCGCCATAGCGTTGGCCTACGGGCTGATCCAACATTTTGGCGAGGACAACATCCAGGCCCGCATCGCGGAAGCGTTCGCGAAGATCGAGCGGCCTACGGATGAACATGAGCCCGGCAAGCCCAACGGCAAGTCACCGCCGGTGCCGCTGCTCAAGCTCATCGACATCACGGCCTGGGACGGCGTCGATCCACCGAAGCGCCGATGGATCGTGAACAACCGCATTCCGGCGAGAAATGTCACGCTGTTCTCAGGTGAGGGTGGCGTCGGCAAGACCCTTCTGATGATGCAGCTCGCGGTCGCCACTGTCATCGGTAGGGATTGGATTGGCGAGACGCCCGAGCCCGGCCCGGTCATATTCATCAGCGCCGAAGACGACGAGGATGAAATGTTTTACCGCATGGCCAAGATCGTGGAGCACTACCACAAGCTCTACGGCACCAGCTTTCGCGACCTGGCCGATCTGCATCTGCTCAGTCTCGCCGGCAAGGACGCCGTCATGGCCGCGGTCGATGGCAAAGGCATCGTGCGGCCGACGCCGCTGTTCGCGCAGCTCAACGCCACCGCACGCGTGATCAAGCCGAAGTGGATCGGGCTCGACACCGCGGCCGACATCTTCGTGGTGGACGAGCGCAACCGCACCGAAGCGCGCCAGTGCATAAGCTTGCTGCGCGGCCTGTGCCTGGAGATCGATACGACCATCGTGCTGTTGTCGCATCCGTCATTGTCAGGCATCGCCAGCGGCACCGGCATGTCAGGCTCAACCGGCTGGAATAACTCGGTGCGCTCGCGCCTCTATCTCAAGACACCGAAAAAGGAGTCTGGTGCCGAGATTGAGAATGTGCGCGTGCTCGAAACCATGAAGGCAAATTACGGCCCGATCGGTGACCCAATCCCGCTCGTGTGGGAAGACGGCCTTCTGATGAACAAACCAACCCCGACGCCACTCGAAAAGATCGTGCTCGATGCCGAGGCGCAAACGATATTCCTCATGCTCCTGCAACGCTTCAACAAGCAAGACATGACGGTGAGCGCAAGCCAGAACGCACGCAATTTCGCACCCACGGTGTTTGCCGAATTACCCGAAGCCGCGGCCCTCGACAGCCATCCAAAGGCGCGCAAAAAACTACTGCGCGAGGCGATGGATTACCTCACTTCCAAGGAGCGAATTTACCAGGGCGCAGGCCCGATGGCGGTGGTGAAATCTAAACGCCATCCGTGTCTTTATGCTGGTGGAGTCTTGCTATGAGAGTATTGCAAATCGCGCATGGCAGGCTTTGTGACGGTCGTTTACTGGTAGCGCGGTGGGTGAAATCCGTTCCTCACATCGTTCCTCACTCCGAGTCTCAGGTTGGTTTTGGCATGTGCGGAAATGGTCTATGCACCAAGCGCATAGCTTCGAAAAATGAATTCAACATCAATAGCTTGTCCGTTCCTCACATCGTTCCTCACATCGTTCCGTGGTCGTTCCCTGCTGCACCCTCAGACTCCCTACCCCGACCAAGAAAGAGGTCGGGGTTCTACAGAGAACCCCTCCATCTTGGTCGGGTGACTGGAGAACAGAACACGACAGCACCGGTGACCTATCGCCGCCGGGCCGGCTTGAAAAAGTCCGGTCGGACCTGCTCGGGTTTGATGCCCAGAACCTCGGCCACGACATGCACACGCGAAAGCGGAACCTGCTCCCATTGGTACACCGCGGTCCGCTTGATGCCGCACGCTTCCGCCACCCGCACCGATAGGCCACGTTCTTTGCGGATGCGCTCAACAATCTTGTCCATTCAATCGTTCTCCTGATTTGCGTGCGATAATGTATCCTTATCATAGCGAATGACAAGAAGGACTACTCACATGAAAAACGCGGTGCGGATGGAATACGATTTCGAAACCAAGACCGCTATTGTCGAGTTCGCAGAAGGCGCGGCCTACAGCACGCAAGCGGTCGCGCTCTACTTCGATGAGGCCAGCGACAGCAAGGTCGAGCTGATCAAAATCATGCAGCGCGGCAAGCCGACAGTCGAGATCAGGCGACCATTCGTGGTGTAGGACAATGATCAAGCTTGAATTCGACTTCGATGACTTCGCAAAAGAAGCGGTCGCACTCGGCGTGGCCGCAGATCAATTGCCCTATGCGCTATCGCTCGCCATGAACCGCGCGGCCGATGTCACCCGAAATCTACTGATCAAGACGACTTGGCCGCAGCATATCGTCCAGCGTAACGCGAGCTTCATCGCGGCTTCGCTCACCACCAAGGACTCGCGTGCCAGCAAGCAATCGCTTTCAGTCGAAATCTTCGACAAGTTGGAACGCGGCAATCTGGTGATGCAGTCTTTAGGCGGCAGCAGAACGCCGCGCGGTGGATCGAACCTTGCTGTGCCTCTGAGTAATATCCCACGCAGCTCGCGCGGTGTGCCTGCTCGCCTGCGTCCTCGAAACATGCCGACAGCGTTGCGAAAGGGCGATGCGCTCTACGCGCGCGATCGGAAGGGTAAGTTAACGCTGCTCTATATCTTGAAATCAGCGACTAAGATTCCGAAGCGCGTTCCGTTCTACGAAGACTTTGCGAAGTGCATGCAGGATGAACTGCAGAGAACGATTCCAATGGCGATCGAGAAGGCGATGGCGACGCGTAGGAAATGAATTGTTGATTAGTGTTTGATTGATTGCGTGTGTTGTGTGTGATGTGTGATGTGTGATGTGGTGATGTGTGCGTGTTGTGTGTGTTTGATTGATTGATTGAATGTGTGCGTGTTATTGTGTGTGTGCTTGTTCGTTGTTGTGTGTGATGCGGTGATGCTGGTTTGTTTGATTGATGCGAGTATGATGATATGACGTGCCAGGCATGCAGACGAAGACGTGAGTTGTTGTTGATGCTCTACGCGCGCGTGGTGCGTGGTGCGTCGATAGATGTGAGGCCAGGATGGCTGGGGGTGGGCGGCAAAGGTACTGTGAGCCCTCCGGGATGGCGCGGGGACCGCGCGACCGCGGCTTATAAACGTATTTCCAACCTTCGCATTCGGCCTAAATTTACCGGATGAGGCGACCGCGGATGACCGAGTTTCGAAACCGGATCGTAGAATTGCGGCGCGTGCGGGCCTCCGAGCTGCGGCGCAATCCGCGGAATTGGCGCCAACACCCCGAGGGCCAGCGCTCTGCGCTCACCGAATTGCTCGGCACGGTCGGCTTCGTGGGCGCCGGAATAGGACGCGACACGCCGGAAGGGGTCGAATTGATTGATGGGCACCTGCGCGCCGACCTCGCAGATGACAGCGAGATGCCGGTTTTGATCGTAGACCTCACCGACGACGAGGCAGCCAAGGTGCTGGCGACATTCGACCCGCTCTCGGCCCTCGCGATACCGGACGTGGACGCCTTCAAGTTGTTGTTGACCGGCATCGAGCTGGACGAGCATGCCGAGCTGCGCAAGATGGTCACCGATCTGACCCGCAAGTATGCGGAGCGTGAAGGCAGCAAGGAGGATGACCGGCTCGACGTGCCCGGCATGGCCCTGCAGCCGCATGAGCACTACGATTATTTGGTGGTGCTCGCCTCGACCACGCACGAATGGAATGTGCTGTGCGATCGGCTCGACCTCCCGGCGATCAAGCGCAGGAACCGGATGGGCACGGCGCACGCGATCCGCGCCGACAAGCTGATCGAGCTGATGGCGAGCAAGAAAAAATGAAATATCAGATCGTCATCCCATCGCGCGGACGGCCGCACAACGCCAAGACCATGCTGTCGCTGATGCCGGACGCATGGATCTGCGTCGATGAGCGCGAGCGCGAGGACTACAAGCCGCACGTCCCCAAGAAGCAGCTCCTATTGCACCCGCCATCGACCGGGGCGCCGGCGGCGCGCAACTGGATCATCAACAACGTGAAGGCGCCGTGCCTGATCCAGAGCGACGACGATCTGGTGGGCATCAGGAGCAACATCGGTTCCAAGCGTTTCATCACCGATCCCGACGAGGTCATGGCCATCATCGAGAATGCGGTGACGTGCTGCGCCGATCTCGGCCTCACCACGTTCTGTTGGTCGCGCACCGCCAACACGACAGTCGTGCGACCGGAGGAAAAGCCGATCGTTCCGACGCAACAGGTGTACGGCTGTTGGGGTGTGATGAACAAGGCACGCGCGCGGCAGTACGATGAGACGCTGCGCAGCCGCGCCGATCTTGATTGGACGATGCGGACATTGCTCGAAGACCGCATCGTGCTGGCGGACATTCGGTATTATTTCGACTTTGGTAGATCGTTCAGCGGGAGCGGCGGACAGTCGGGGCTGGTCACACCGGAGGACTTCAAGCGCTCGACCGAGATCGTGGCGAAGCGGTGGGGCACGGCCATCAGCTTTCGCCGGCCCGGCTACATGAAGCAGGGCGACACCGTGGCAGGCGTGCCGCATGTGCGGCGGCAAAGCACACTGGCCAAAACAGGGAGCAAATGAGAAATGGCGTTTGTCACTGAGAAAACATTGTTCATCCACGTCCAGAAGACCGGCGGCATGAGCGTGCGCGAAATCCTGTACCGCTGCACCCCGACAGGCCACGAGAGCGGGGACGCGCAAGGCGAACGGCATCTCGGCTTGCCCGAGCTGCGCGCGCGGCATCCCGGCATCGACAGCGGGCGCATCGTGTTCGGCTTCGTGCGCCACCCGGTTGATTGGATCGTGTCGCGGTGGTCGTTCGCATGCGCCAGCGGCTTCCCGATCCATGTCCAGCACCGCGACACCGCGGCGCAAGTCTGGATGGCGTGTTGTTGGTCGTATCGTTTCGAGGAATTTGTGGACCGATACCTTGAGCGGTTCGCCGGCATCGCCACGCAAACCATGTTCCAAAAGCTCGGCCTGTGGAGCGACCGGCCGGCCGATCGCATCGGCAAGACCGAGACGCTGGCCGACGACCTCGCAAAAATTCTCGATGACGCTGGCGAGCGGTGGAGCCGGCCCAACACGGCGCCGCACCGCAATGCCGATGAACCAGGGCTGCGACCGCAGGTGAGCGCGGGCGTTCGGCAGCGGATCATGGACGCGGAACGGCGGCTTTGTGACCGGTTCGGCTATTGAGCGGTGGCAGGGTACGGTAAGGGCCGCAAACCGCCTGGGGAGGCCGTGGGTGCGTCTTGGGCCGGGGGGGCTGTTGGGGTAGCGGGCCGGGCCGGCCGGCTTACGGGCGCCCTCCTGGCCAAGGCCGGCGGGGCGCCTGTAGAGGGCCGGGTGGCGCCCCGGCTTTGGGGGCCGGGGGCCGGGGGGGGCGGTTAGCACCCCCCCTCGCCCTCCTGCGGGTGGCGCCTATGGTGCGGCGGCTTGGCCGGTATCGGGGGAATCGGGGCCGGTCGCGGGCCGCTTTCCCGCCCGATCACCCGCCCATCGGGGCCGTACAGCGTCGTGGTGCCTTGGGTATCGGTCAGGGCGCGACCAGCAGGGCGCCCGGCGGCATCGTAGAATTGGCGTTGCTGCGCCTCCGCAACAGGCGTCATCAGCAGCGCGAGCGCCGTAGTTATTGCAATCAGTCTCATCGTCCTTGCTCCTGTTTGATTGTCCAAAGCCTGTAAGCTTCCTCGACATACGGGTCCGGCTCTGTCGGTTCCGGCACCAGCACGGCGCCTTCGTCGCGGAAATGTTGTAGACCGCGGCCCATCCGCCGGCCGGCGAGCGTGTGCTGATCGTTCGCCCAATCGGGAATGGTTGGCGCGTAGTCCTCCAGCATCGAGCGCAGGCCGATCGCGGCGCCGAAATGGCAGCCGGCGCGCGACTTGGGAGCGCGGCACATCATCCGAATGGCGTTGCCGATCATCAGCCGCGCCTCTCCGATTGATTTGCTGTATCGCTCCTTCGATTGCGCGATGGCGGTGCTGACGAATGGCACCACCCAAGGCGCGGCGAGCGTGTCGAGGTCTTCGTGGCAGATGACCTCCAATCGATTGCACACCATCGAGTGCAGCGGCTTCGACGTGTGCATCAGCTCAACGGCGAATTCCATCGCCTCGCGCTCCATGCCGCGGCGGATGCATTTCTGCATGGCCGAAACGCAAGCCATCGAGGGAAGGTTGTTGTTGGTCGCGGGTATCATTCGGCTCGCTCCTGAAAAAAGGGCCGGCGCAATGGCCGGCCTGTGAGTGGCCCCCGGCAGGAACAGCCCTGCCGGGAGTAGTGTTTTAGTAACAGGTCGTAGTGCAGGTTTGGGTGTTGCCGTACCCGGTGCAGGTCGTGGTACAAGTCCTAGCCTGCGCAGGGATTGCCGTTGCGAGGACCGTTAGCGCGGCCAACGCAGCAAACAACTTAGTCATCGAGTTTTCCTTCTCGTTTTCGGCAGGATTGCCGGTCATGTCCCTGCGGATTTACCCGCCGGGACATGGGCTGCAATCAGTGGGGTTTGTTTAGTTGGCGCGCGAGCGCCGCGACCGTGCCGGCGGTTCGGCCACCGGCTCGACCACCGATTCGGCCGGCTGTTCGGCCGGCTGTTCGGCCGGGGCCGCGTCGGTCGAAACCGGTTGCGCGAGCGCGAGCGGATTGATTTCGCCGCCGGCCACCAGCGCGGCGAGCTGCACCGGCGTTTCGATGATAGCGAAGCCGCCACCATCATTGAACGTGATCCGGGTGCCCGGCTTGCCGTCCTTGCGCGCGTAGAAGGCGCGGATTGCGTCGGCGTTGATGACCGCCGGCTTGCTGGACTCGTCGCGTACCTCCCGGCCCAGGTCTTCATCAAACCTGACGACGCCGGGCTCGACCATGTTGATTGCTACAAACTTGCTCATCTTGTTTAACCCTTCCGATTGGCGGTGCTTGTTCCGGTGACCGCCTTGAACCGTCGAAAAAGAGTAGGCCAGCGAATTAGTGGAAAGTCTAGCTTATCTTTCGCATGGCGTGGCCGCGTCCTGCGCATCAGCCCGAGAACGGCTCATCATCAATCGGGCCGACCGGTTCGTGCAGCGGCGTCAGAATGTGCCGCACCGCACCGGACACGCGCCGCGCCCTGTTGCGCGCTCGCGTGGCGCTGTTGCTGGCGCGCAGCGCGGCGAGATTGGCGAAGCCCATCGCGCGGGCCGCGACCTCGCGGAATGCCATTTCAGGCAGCGGGGCGGTGGCGGCATGGACACCGATGCGGCCAACGTAGTCGATGCCGTTCTCGGCACGCCGCACGCTGCCGACATAGCGCCGGCCTTGCTTGATCGGCGTCTGCCCGTTGGAGGTTTGTGAAGTCATCAGACGGAAACGCATTGGTTGATTGCTCCTTATCGGCCGGTTAGCGGCTTGTCGGCGGTGGTGGTGGTGGGGACCGGCATGGCCGACCAAACAAGCGCACCAACCCAACCGAGGATCGTCCAGCCGAGCAACAGGTTCAGCAGGAAGATCGGCATCAGGTGTTGGTGCCCTCGAAAGTTCGCGACCACAGCAGGCAGTAGGTAAATGATGATCAGCATAAGCGTTAACATTGGGCTTGCTCCTGTTGTTTGATTGAAGGGCCGCGGCCCGGTAGTGGGCCGCGGGCGTGTTGTTGGATTTAGGCGGCTTGCGCGGACCGCTCGCCCCACGGGAGGCCGAAATTGTCGGCGCACACCGGGCCGTAGCCGACCAGCTTCGAGCGCTCGTCAGTCAGCGCCGCGTTGCAGAAGCAGCAATTGTGGGTGAGCCGGCCGTGGGCGCCGGCCACGCCGGCCGGGTCGGCGGCGAATGCTCGAAGCTTGTCGCCTAGTGCCGGATCGGTGTCGCGCGCGGGCTCGAATTGGCCGGCCCGTGTGATTCGGCCGAGCCACTTGCGGCGCCCGTCGAAACCTTTGTCGGGGCTTGTGATGGTCAAGCATCCCGGCTCGCGCGCGCGGTCGCCTGCGACGTTGATTCGGTAGTCGGTGAAAACGATGGCCGGCGGCTTGCGGCGGTTCGGTTGCGCGGCGCGGACGTTGTCGAAAAGCCGCATGATGGCGGAGAGGTCGCCAACATTTTGCGCGGCTGGCGCCGGCCGCTCCGCAATCGCGTAGTAGGTTTGGGAAAATCCCTCGCCAACCTTGGCGCCGAGCTGCACCTGTTTCGATGCACCATTCCGCTTCGTGACCGAAACCGTCTGGCCGGCGGAATTCGCGTCCGTCGAGCGGACGCACCATTGGTCGTTTAGTTTGATGTACGCGTACATTTTGATTGTTCCTGTTGTTTGGTTGGAATTAGACCGCGGCGGGCCGCTTGTGGCTCAACCCGCTGATGGGGCTGAAAGTCGCGTAGAGGGCGCCCGCGAGTGTGATCGAGGACTCGAAACCCGCCTTGCGCGCGGCTTCAACCGCCTCGCCAAGCGTGGCGAATTGGCGCGAATAGCCGAAATTGATGAAATTGACCGAGTACATTTGGCTTGCTCCTGCTCTTTGGTCGCGGCTCCGTGCCCGACCGTCTGGAAAAACAGTAGCCAAGCCCTGCACGCAGTAAAGCCAAACTTATCATTTTTGGTAGGAGAAAATTTCAATGATTAGCAATCGAAACAATAAAATTCCCCGGCGAAACAGCCCCGCCGGGGTTGTATTGATTGCATCTGCCCGTTCAGTATCGATCGCCGCCGGATGCTCGATCGCGCAGCCAATCGGTGAGGTTCATCACCTTGCGGCGCCGCTGTTCCGCCGGCACGTCCGCGGCCCACGGATCGTGATAGGTCAGCTTCGCTTTCGGCGGCTCCTGCACCATGCCGTGTGGCTTGCGCGGCTTTGCCGCCGGCTTGCTTGATTGGAGCGCTGGACGAGGCGCCAGCGCGGGGCGCCCCATCCGACGCGTGCGCTTGCGCTCGATATGTGAGGGGCGCTTGTCCGCGTAGGAATGCTCAAGCGCCGCCTTGAGTCCGGCTTGCTTCAAGCCGAAATCCCGATAACCCTCCTGCAGCACCGCGTAGTAGTAATCCGAAGGCGGATAGATGCCGGTCGAGTTCATCGTGTAGAGCATGATCTCCGTCTCACCATCCGGCAGGCCAGCAATCTCGACATACTCTTTCGCGTACATGCCGCCACCATCCGGTCGGTAGCCTTCATAGCGATCGAGCGCAGCCTCGCACGCTGGCGTGATTCGCCAGATGCCGCCGCGGCATTCGAAGCCGGGCGCGTGGATCACATCGGCAACGCCGCGAAAAACGAGTCGGGTGTCGCGAAGGATAAGCGGGCCGAGCGGTTCCGCGGCCGGGCAACGCCGCGACATCTGATCCTTGTGAAGGTTTGACCCGTAGGCGAAATACAGCACGTTGATTGCTCCTGATTTTTGATTGTTGGTTATGGGAAAAAAGAGAACCGCCCTTAGAGGGCGGCTGACCGTTGCGCGCGCGACCGCAGGAAGGCAGCTTCCTCGGGGGTCGCGTCGATGACCTCGAAAAGGCCGTCAAGCGTGGCCGGCACCGTGGCGCCCGGCGCAACTTGTGCGACGAGAAAAAACCGCTCCTTGCCGCGCGACTTGACCACGCGAACCTCCAAGCCTGCGACCGCGGCTTGACGTTTGATTGAAAGCGCGCGGAACCCATGCGCGGCCCTGATTTCTTCGGCCGTCGCGCCTTCCGGCTTGGCGACCGCCTCCGCAACCGCACGCGCCTTTGCGTCGAGTCGGGAGAAATCGCGGGCGATGGCCGGGCCGGCGCCGGTCTTGCCGGCTTTGGCCGCCGCAACTAAGCGCAGGCAAATCGTGATCCAATTGATTGCCTTGTCCGCGTTTACCGTTCCGGCATGTTGGCGAAATTCAACCGTCCGCGGGCCGGAACGATTAGCGTCTTTCGAATGCAGCCCCTCGATATTAACCTTGTGATACCGGCCGGCATGTGCGCCCGATGCGCGCGCAAGAGCGGTGGAAAGCGCCCGCACAGAAGTAGCCGAATCGATTGCCTCCTTATCGGTAAGTTTGACCGACTTGCAATAAGTCGCATCGTTCCCGCGCCGGCTTGGCGGCATGATTTGGTCGAGCGAGTCTTCGAATCGGCCGTATAGTTTCAGGAGGTCTTGAAAGAAACCGATGCTATTTGTAGGGGCGCCGACGTGAACGTGAAAACCGGTCGTGGTATTGACGGTGCAACCCGCCGCGTTAAGCGCTTGTGCAATTTTGGCGACTTGCTCTAAGCCGGCATCGCCGGAGAGAACCGGGGCGACAAATTCGAAACCGTAGCCGTTGCCCCGAATCGAGCCGTCGCGAACGATCTTCCAAGAGTCGCTAGGGCAATTGCCGAAACCGCTGTAAACCGGAAGGCCCGAAATTTCGGAAACGCGGCGGGCGATTGGCTCGCGATCGAGGGGCGAAAGTATTTCGAATTCGGCGCCGAATGTAAGAGTAGAGAGAGAGGGGTGCATTTTAGGCTCCTGGGGGGTGGGGCTCCGTGCCCGACCGTCCTGAAAACAGTAGCAACCGCCTGCACGCAGTAAAGCCAAACTTATCATTTTTTGGGGTATAATTTTTCAATCTTTAGTTCATATTGGGAAAAATCGTTCAATCGGGGGCTGTAGCCCTGGGAAAGGGGCCAAAATGGCCGAAAATGAGCCTTCGAAAACCGAAGCCGGGACCGTTTCGACAGCTTTGGCGATGTCGCTCCTATTGATGGAGCACCCCGACGAATTGAGAAAATTGCAGCGCGCCGGCTACATCAAGCCGATCGGCAAGGACAGTTGGCGGCTGGCCGATCTCATCCGCGGCTTCGCCAAGGCCGCGCGCGACACCGCGCAGCTCACCGATAGCGCCACGCTCGCACGTTGTTGGGGCCTCGCCGTCTCGCGCATCTCGCAATTTGTTGCTGAAGGCTGGCTGAAGGCCGCGGGGCGCAAGGGCCAATACAATTGGTTTGAAGCCAATCAGAGTTATGTCCGCTGGCTGCGCGATCAGGACCGCAAGACATCGAAATCCGCCAGCGACAGCCGCATGCGCGATGCCAAGGCACACGAGATCGAGGTTCGCACCCGGCAGCGGCTCAGTCGTTTGGTCCCACTCGAAATCTACGAGGAAATGATCGACAGCTTCGCGGGCGTGGTAAGAAGCGAGTTCGCGGGATTGCCGGCGGCAGCCACCCGCGACCTGACGCTGCGCCGGATCATCGAGCGGGAGGTCAATGCAAGACTTCGTAGGATCGCAGAGCACGCACTGGCACAGGCCGTTCGCTTGGAGACGGTTCGCGGGCTTGATGATGCCATCGGAGCCGATGGAGCCGGACCAGTGGGCGGCGGCCAACAGGACATATCCGGCAACGGCAGCGGTTCCGGGGCCGCGTGATCCGCTCCTAACGCCCTACGTGGTCGAGCCCGAGCGCGCCATCGCCAGCGGCGCCTACAAGCGCGTCGTCATGGTGATGGGCGCGCAATCCGGCAAGAGCGAAGCAATGCTCGATGTGGCCGGGCAGCGGCTCGACCAGCGGCCGGGGCCGATCCTCTATGTCGGCCCCAACAAGCAATTCCTCACCGAGCAATTCGAGCCGCGCGTGATGGCGCTGCTGGACGAGGCGCCAACCCTCATGGCGAAGGTGGCGCGCGGCAAGCGCATGACCAAGACCCGCAAGGTGGTGGCCGGCGTGCCGTTCCGCTTGGCGCATTCGGGATCTAGCACCGCACTCAAATCCGATCCGGCAGTCCTCGCGTTGGTCGATGAATACGACGAGATGCGCGACAACGTGAATCAGCAGGGCGGGCCGCTTGGCCTGGTCGAGCGCCGCGGCGACACCTTCGCTGACTTTGTTTGTGTCGTGACCTCCACGCCCAAACGCGGCAGAGTGGCCGCGACCAAGGATGAAATTTCCGGTCTGTGCTTCTGGGACATCGCCGTGGCCGAGGACATCGAGAGTCCGATCTGGCAGCTCTGGCAGCAAGGCACGCGGCATCACTGGTGCTGGCCATGTCCCTGGTGCGGCGAATTTTTCGTGCCGCGCTTCAACCTCCTGCGCTATCCGCTCAAGGCCCGGCCGCTCGAAGCCGCACGCGAAACATTCTTGGAATGCCCGCACTGTGCCGGCGTCATCGAGGACCAGCACAAGGCCGACATGAACGCGCGCGGGCGCTATGCGGCGCCGGGCCAGAACATCGACAAGAGCGGCGTGGTGCATGGCGCGCCGGCCGAAAGCAAAACCATCTCGTTCTGGGTGTCGGGGCTGGCATCACCATTCGTCACGTTCGGAGAGCGGGTCGCGGTGCTGGTCGAGGCGCAGCAGTCGGGCGACGACGCGATGGTGCAGCAGGCCATCAACGCCGGCTTTGGCGAGCTGTATTCACCCGGCGGCGGCGAGGTTCCCGAGTGGGTCGAGATCAAGGAGAAATCCCGACAGGCCACCTACAAGCGCGGCGAAGTGCCGGCGGACGTGCTCTATCTGACGCTGGCGTGCGACGTGCAGCGGCATTCGATTCCGTGGGTGCTGCGCGGATGGGGCGCGCGCGCGACCTCATGGCTGATCGAGTACGGGTATCTGCGCGGCGACACCGCCGAGGAAGACATCTGGCTCGCGCTGGCCGATCTGGTGGTGCAGCCGGTCGGCGGCTTGCCGATCAGGTTGGCATTCATCGATTCGGGATTCCGGCCCGGCAAGATCGACATGCTGCCGCTCAATCGCGTTTACGAGTTCTGCCGGCGCTTCCCACGGCGCGTGCGCCCCACCAAGGGGTCGAGCACCCCGATGCGAACCCCGCTGATCCTGAACAAGATCGAGGTCAGCCGCAAAGACGGGCGCGCGGCCAAGTACGGGCTCGACCTCGTGCGGCTCGACACCGATCACTGGAAAAGCTGGGTACATGAAAGACTTAGGTGGCCCGACGCCCACCTCGGCGGCTGGCATGTGTTCCGCGGCGTGGACGATGATTACTGCCACCAGCTCGTCAGCGAGGCGCGCATCAAACAGCCAACCGGGCGCGTCGAATGGGTCCAGCGATCGCGCGACAACCACTTTTTTGACTGCGAGGCGATGCAGGCAGCCGCCGGCTATTTGCTGAACGTGCAGCGCATCCCATTGCAAAACAAGAAAGATGGGACTAAGGAGGAAATTGGCAGGCAGCCGGAAACCCAAACCGAGACAGTGGCTTCGACCGAAGCGCCGCCCATTCCATCGCCATTATCGCGCACCCGCAGGGTCAGGCGCATTATCAGATCGAGCTATCTCGGGGCCTAACGTGGCTTCCGAATGCCATCCAATCGCGAAGACTTGCAGGCCAGGATCGCCGCGTTGCAGTCCGAGCTTGCGGCGTTGCCGTCAAGCCCGTTCGTGCAAGAGGTAGCTGGCGCAGCTCGACCGGATGAGCAACCGGCAAAGACCATGCAGGTGCCGCCGCGCCGGCCGGCACCAAGCTCGCTGCCATTGCCGCCGATGCCATCGAACGATCCGGTGGTCATTGCCGGGCAGATCGCCCAGATCACGCAGCTCATCTCGTCGGGCGTCAACAGCGCCGGCTACGGCGACAAGCGCACCGAATTCCGGTCGCTGTCCGACCTGCGGCAAATCCTTGACGACCTCAAGCAGGATTTGGCGGCGGCGCTCGGATTCGGCGGGCGCATCCGTCAGATCAGGATGACCATGCAAGCGGACAAAGGGCTCTAGCATGGGCTTGGTCCGCGACCTCCTGTCAGAAGGCATCTTGGGGCGCTTCGTCTCGCGCACCAACAAGTCGGCAAGCAACTACTATTTCGACGGCGCCGGCCAGCGGCGGCGGCTCAAGTCGTGGATGCCGACGCAGTACACCACCAACGTCATCATGTCCGCGACCGGCGCGCTCCTGCGCTCGCGCGCGCGCGACGCGCTGCGCAACAACCCGCACGCCAACGCGGCCTGTGACAGCTTCGTCGCCAACCTCATCGGCACCGGCGTCAAGCCTTCGTCGCTGCTCACCGATCAGCCGGACCTGCGCGAACAGGTCATGCAGCTTTTCATGGATTGGACGGACGAGGCGGACGCCGACGAGATCGCGGACTTCTACGGCATGCAAACAATTGTGGCGCGGGCGCTGTTTGAAGCCGGCGAATGCTTTGTGCGCTTCCGCAATCGCAAGGTCGAAGACGGCTACACGGTGCCGCTGCAGGTCCAATTGCTCGAAAGCGAAATGTGCCCGTACTGGTTCAACCAGCAGGCGCCGAACGGCAACTGGATCATGAACGGTGTCGAGCTTGATATGCTGGGCAAGCGCGCAGCCTATTGGTTCTATCCGGTGCATCCGGGCGACGTGCCGATCGAGCCGCACGGAACATTGTGGCCGGTGCGCGTTCCGGCTTCCGAGGTCTTGCACATCTTCAAATGCACCCGGCCCGGCCAGATGCGCGGCGTTCCCCTGATCACGCCCGCGCTGGTGCGCATGTTCCTGCTCGATCAGTACGACGACGCCGAGCTGGAGCGCAAACGCATCGCGGCGATGTTCGCCGGCTTCATCACCACCGCGACCCCCGAGGACGTGGTCCCGATCGACGGCATCGATGACAGCGCGCAGCAGGACAATATCGGGTTGAGCGGCCTAGAGCCGGGCACCATGCAAACGCTGCTGCCCGGCGAGGACATCAAGTTCTCCGAGCCGGCCGATGTCGGCGGCGCCTACGAGGCATATCAGTACCGGCAGCAGCTCGCTTTGTTTGGTGGGCTCGGCATGCCCTATTCGGTCGTCACGTCAGACTTGCGGCGGGCGAACTACTCATCGCTGCGCGGCTCGATCGTGGAGTTTCGGCGCAAGCTGGAACAGTTCCAGCACAACATCATCGTGTTTCAGATGTGCCGGCCGATCTGGAAACGCTGGCTGGATACAGCCGTGCTCGCGCAGGCAATCCCGATCGAGGCGAGCGCCTATCTGGCGGATCAGGTCACCTTTCAGCGTGCCAAATGGATACCGCAGCGCAACGATTGGGTCGATCCGCTGAAGGATCGTCAGGCTGAAAAGCTTGCGGTGGACGCTGGCTTCAAATCACGCAGCGACGTGGTCGAGGCCGAGGGCACCGACCCGGAGGAAACCGACCGGCGCATTGCAGCCGACAAGGAGCGCGAGGAAAGCCTCGATCTGATTTTCCCGGTTGTTTATTGCGCCCCCACGCAGCCGATGTCCCCGAGCGATCAGGCTGCGGCCGATCAAGCACAGCAGGATGCCGCGGACGCCGCCGACCAAGCGGCGCAGGACGCCGCCGACGAAGCCGCAGCAGCGTAGGGAGCAACAGCAATGCGCCAATGGTTCACGATGAAAGCCGCCGAGGACAAGACCGCGGAGATCGTCATCTACGACGAGATCGGCAAATCGTTCTGGGGCGAGGACACCGTAAGCGCCAAGCAATTTGTTGCTGATCTCGATGCGCTGGGCGAGGTCGATAACATCACGCTGCGCGTCAACTCGCCCGGCGGCGACGTGTTCGATGGCGTGGCAATCCACAACGCGATCAAGAACCACAAGGCCACGGTGACCGCGCATGTCGATGGCATCGCGGCGTCGGCGGCGTCCTTCATCGTGATGGCGGCCGACAAGATCGTGATGCCCTCGAACAGCTTCATGCTGATCCACGGCGCATCGGGATTTGCTTACGGCAGCTCCGACACCGTGCGCGCGTTAGCCGACGATCTCGATCGCATCGACAAGTCGCTCACCGCGACCTACGCGGCGCGCTCGAAAAGCACGACCGCCAAGGTCAAGACGCTGATGAAAGAAGATCGGCTGATGGACGCCGACGAAGCATTGAAGCTCGGCTATGCGGATGAGGTCACCGAGCCGGTCAAGATGGCGGCGAAATTCCCGCTGCGCCTGTTGCCCACGGCGGCAGCAGAGAGGTTTCGAGCTGCAGCAGGCGACCCGGAGGACGAGCCCGAGGACGAGCCCGAGGACAAGCCGGCCGAGCCGGCGACAGATCCCGCGCAGCCAAAGCCGGCGCCGGTGGTCGAGCCGCCGCAACAACCTTCCGCGAAGGTCATCACGCTGGACGCCGCCAAGCAGCAAGGGGTCGAGGAACATCGCGCCTACGTGGCCAGCGTCACCGACCTCTGCACGCTCGCCGCCGCGCCGGAACGCGTGGGCGCCTACGTGCGCACCAACACGCCGCTCGATCAGGTCCGCAAGGAGTTGCTGGCAAAGCGGGCCGAGGAACCGGTGGTGATGCCACACCACCCGCTTGTGCCGCCAGCGCAAGCCGCTGCGTCGTCGTGGTCGAAGATCACCGACAAGATCAACGCCCGGCTCAAGAAGTGAACCCAGGAAGGAGTCTCGAATATGAGCGACGAAAGGCAGGAGCACAGGCAGCCCGCCGCAAGGCACGACCCGAAGCCGCAGCACGACGCGAAGCAGCAGGCCGACGAGCAATTCCGTGCTGAGGAAAAGCGCCGTGCCGATGAGCACAAGGAGAAGCAACGGCTTCGCGACCTTGTGCAGAAGCACACGGAGGCCAAGCGCAAGGAGAACGAGCGCCGCGCCGCACTCTCACCGCCCGAGCGGCTGCAGGAGGACGAGAAGCGCGCGGCCATGTCACCGGAGCAACGCCGCGAAGATGACGAGAGCAAAGGTCTGTTGGCGCCCGAGCAGTTCGATCAGATAAACCTGCTCGCTGGCAATCCATCATTCCCGGTGCTGACCGAAGGCCCGCACCCGGCCGAGTTCATCCTCTCGGAGGGCAACGGACAAATCTCGCGCGCCTATGGGTATCTGGCCGACCCGATCACGATCAAGCCGGGTCAGCCGTTGAAGCAGACGGTGGCGCCGACCGCGACCACGCCGGGCACGTTCGTCCCGGCAGCGGTGGGCGCCGATTGCACCGCAATCGCGATCTACGGCGGAACATCGAATGCAGCGAACGGGCTGCGGATCGCGGTGCTGGTCAGAAATGCCGAGGTCAACGGCACCATGATCCAGTGGGGTGCGATCACCGTGCCCGAGCAGGCAATCGGCCTGGCCACCCTCGCGACCGTAGGCATCATCGCCCGCTTCTGAGCGAGCACCCATCAACGCGCTGGCCGCAAAAGGCGCAGCAGATAAAGGAACACGACAATGCTCGACATCTTTCGCGGCGACGGCTTCGGTGTGGTGCCGCTCTCACTCGCAATCAATAAACTGATCTTTATCCCCGGCTTCATCTCGGGCAGAGGCTTGTTCAGCGAGATAAGCATCGCGCAGACAGCGGTGGCAATCGAGGAACGCAACAACATCCTGACACTTGTTGCGCCGACCCCGCGCGGTGCTCCCGGCCATACCATCGCAAAGCCACGGCGCGCGCTGCGCATGCTGGGCGTGCCGCATTTCGAGATCAACGACTCCGTCATGGCCGAGGAAGTGCAGGGCGTGCGGCCCTTCGGGCAGGAGACGGGCACCGAAGCGGTGATGACGAAGGTGGCCGAGCGCATGCAGATCGCCGGCCAATCGCTGGAGTACACGCAGGAGCACGCGCGCGTAGGAGCGATCAAGGGCATCGTCACCTATGCGGACGGCACCACGCTCAATCTCTACAACGAGTACGGCATCACGGCGCCCGGCGTGATCAACTTCCCACTCAGCGGCGCGACCGCGACCGGAGCCGTTCGGCAGGCGTGCGCGGCTCTGATCCGAACGATGGGCAACAACCTCGACGGCCAGGGCTTCACCGGGGTCGAGGCCATCTGCGGCGATGCGTTCTTCGACGCGCTGATCATGTCGCAGGAAGTCCGCGCGACCTACCTCAACATGATGGACGCCTCCGAGCTGCGCGGACAGTACATCTCCGGCGGCCAGTCGTGGGGCACGTTCGCTTTCGGCGGCATCTCATGGACGAACTACCGCGGCTATGCGCAGGGCGCCGCGATGGTCGAAACCGACAAGGCATATTTCTA